CAAAATCATTTTTTTGTATTCTTCTTTTCAGGTGTTTTTTATACTGATATAATAATATATAGTTTTTTAATGACTTAATCAAGCTTTTAATCACCGAACAACTCCTTAAATGCTTGATTAGCAGCTTTTGATTGTTCTGTTTTTCTCTTTACCTCGACCTCTTTATCCACTTTGATATCGTGGTCACCTCTTTTCCACTCATCATACTCTATCTTACTAGCCATCATATCTGCCTGATGTAATATATGTGCAATATTAGACCTTAGTTGTTTGTGTGGCATGTAGCTTATATAGTAACCTTTATTAGCCTCTTCATACATACCATCAGTTAATCTTAAACCAAGATATTCATTTTCGGACATTTTAATACCAAAATGTTGTAACAACCAAATAGCTCTATCTGTTACGGTCATATATTGAATATTTGGGTTGTGTTTATAAATCATACCTTGATTTTTACGATGCCAATCTGATTCGTTGATGACATAATAATCATCGGCTAAATCACCAACCTTACCCAAATCATGATGTAGTGCAGCAAATATAAGTTCCTCTTTATCGAAGTCATCAATGGTAGCACCATTCTTACCCCATAAATCCCATATTTGAACGACTAAATCGGTAATGTGTAAAACATGTTCTACATAACCACCAGCATGTGCATTATGAAAGTGTTCTTTTCCACTTGCTGGTGCCAACATCATCCTTTCTTCAAAGTAATCATACATTTTGTTTAAGTCATCAAGTCTCTCTCCAGCAAATGTTTCATTGATAAGACTTCTTAGTTTTTCCCAATTTTCTTGGATTTGTTGTGGTGTTAGTTCTTTCATTTTTTTACTCCATAACCATTTTTAGTTAATTTTATTGTTGGTTCATTTCTTAATCTATTTCTATAGTGATGAAAAGGAATACCTTTACCCCATTTCAAATGATTTACCAAATCAAATTTTGTTACATATCTATGTTTGTGAATGTAATCCACTATTCTTTTGTAGGTATCAGTTTCACTCACTATCTTAAACTCTTTTTCAGCTCTGACAAAGTGGTCATTATATAGTTTTATAATTTTATTCCACGAGTTTTCTTTACCTAATTTAGTTGACCTCTTGGAATACCTGTTTCTTACATTTTCTTTATTTAAAATATTATTAATACTGTATAAAAAATCCTCATCAGTTTTGTAATATATTCCGGCATTTTTAGCATATTGCTCATAATAATCAGCATCATAAAATATATAAGGCACACCAACAGACATGCCATCAGAAGCAGAGTTAGCCCAACCAGTGTGTTGAGATTGTCCACATACACCAACCCAACAACCTGATAGTTCTGTGAAGTATCCCTCTCTGTCAAACCCATCTACATAAATGTAGTCTCTATCAGGCGAGGTAGCTAACGGCACCCATACTTTGAAGTCTTGTCTTTTTTTTCTAAGTTCATCCATCATTGATAGAAACCAAGGATAACCTTTGTAACCGTCTGGTCTATGATTCCAAACTATAATTTTATCACCCTTGTTTGGTGTCTTTCTTTCTCCATAAACATTGTCCCACCCTCGTGGAAGTGGCTCTAATATGCTATCTAACTTTTCAACATCTTCATTATTCAAACAAGTGGGGGCGTACTTCATCACCGTATCTTTCGTAGCTTGTGAGTTTACACCACAACTATTTAACTCCATCAAACCGGCATAATGATTCCTCAATACACTTTTTTCATATGGTGTTGTTTTCGGTATCTCCAAGTACGCACTATAACCAAAAAAAACAGGTCTTGTGTTTGTGATATTATAGAAGTGATTTTTCAATTGCAGAGCATGTTCTGGTAAATAAGTGTAAACAAAGTCCCAATCTAAATATCTGTAATTAGTTATCCTTCTTATTTGTTTGGTATCAAAACCATGTCTCATTTCATTTGGGTGTCTCGGCACATCATAGATAACTTGTTCGACATTATCAAACTGAAAGTTAGGCATAAGTTCAGGTGTCAAGACAGTAAAGTGAATATCTTGTCTCATCTTAGTCAAATGTTTTAATACATTCGACATTATGATATAATAACTATCTTGTGTGAAATCTTTTTGCCATGTTATGTTAGGATATACTAAACAACGGTAGTCGTACTGAACAAAGTCATCACGATACCAAAAATACTGAGTTTTGGACATTCGTGACTCCTAATTATTTTCATCAAACCATAATTCAGCTTGGTCTTTCCAAGACTCAATAGTCCGTATGCTTTTCTTCCAATCTAATATTTCTTGTTTATTAGAAGTTTGATTCATTTTGGTCTTCATCATATCTATCATAGAATCACATGCATCTATGAAGTTACCATCAGTTTCAACATCTACAATATTTTTCTCGTGATTATCTGATATGTAATTATTGAATTTTGGACTTAAAGGAAACCAATACGCAAATACCTTGTTAGCGTCACCTTCACTTCTGAAGTGTAAATGATGACTTTGAAAATCATCTATCGTAACCCATTCACAAGTATATGGGCACTTATAAAGAATGTCTTCAAAATGCATCAATATACCTTCAATGTATTCTCGTATAGCATCGCTTCTTCTCCATAATGAAGTGTCTACAGCCTCTAAGTAGTCACTAACTTGTCTCTTGAAAATAGCTGCATTTCTGTGACAATAATTTGAAGATTGGAAAGTTATTCTACTCCATGTTCCACGAGGTTTTTTAAGTCTATTGGTTCTGTTCTTAACCTCAAGATCTGTCCAATCAGATTGAAAGTTGGATATCATGGTTTCAACAAACCCTATCATCCAGTCATGTAACTTATACTTAGCAAGTTTTGATGATATCATGAAAGAAAGCAAAACTATCATTTGGTCTTTATTACTAAATCTATATTGTTTTAGACAATCTATACTAAATTTCAAATCTTCATATTCTTTGACAACATCTTGAGGTACTAAATCAGATGGTTTTTTCCAATTTTCACCCGTATAGGTTTTTTGTATTTCGTCTATTTTAGTTCGCATCGGTTTAGCTTTATCCATTAGTTTATCATACCATCTTTTAGCTACAGACGAAAATTCTTCAGTATTTACGATTACAGCCATTTCAACAATATCCGTTAAATACTGAATAAATTCTTCTTCATCATCTATCACAAGATTAGAAAACCTACTTACCCAAAAGTCCTTGACATCTTCGTTAAGTGAAGAACTAAAAGCACCACTACTTGTTTGAACTCGCCCTTTAGCATTAAATTCCGAATCCTTTAGTGCAACATTCATATCAAACTTGAAAACTATTTTTGAAAATTGACCACTTTCATTGTCTCCAATTTCAGTTGTTGGTCTAATCTTTGTAAGCATCATAGCGTAGATATACAATAAAAACTGATCCATATTCATGTCAGTTTGTTTATCAAGACTTTCAAGATTATAACCAAATGTTTTAGGAGATGTTGTTTTGTTATCACCAAGAGCTAAATTAAACAAACCAATATCTTGAACCAATTTAGATAAGTAACCTTTCCAATTCTTATTGATTTTAAGTTCAGTTTTGAATAACAAATCATTGAACTTAGAACCAACTAAATCAGCTTTTGTTCTTTGAGTTGTGGAATGAGCTGAAACTTGTTCGTTTAACTTTTTGAATAATAAACTAGCAGTTTTTGAGTCACATATGTGAAAGTCACCCTTAACCTGCATAACTTCTTTGTCATTAAATGTTTCTTCTATTTCTGGTATTACATCTAAAAGGTCACTATAACCAAACTCATCACCATCGAATTTTTCCATAAATTCATACAAACTTACCCATTCATCACACCATTTTTCTTGGTCTGGAAATGATTCTCTTTTCTTATCAAAAGCTTTTTCTAAAGCTTTAATTGAAAACGTATTACCTTCATATATAAGATTGAAAACTAATAATAATCTATGTTGTCCATCATAAACATAGATTTTTTTACCATAATCTTGGTCAGTTTTTACCACAAAAGTAACTTTAGGTTTTGTAGAACCTTTTAATATATCAAGTAATTGTTCTAACTGATAAACCTGAGTCTGTCTTTGTGGTTTAGTCTGTTCTTCAGGCCTCACTAAATAAAAATTATTATCAGATTCCTCTAAAACAATATTTGGTTCATCAAAATGTTTAAACATCTGTTTATTAGAAGAATCAGTAAGGTCAATAAACATGGTATATTCATTTGCCTGTTTATTGACTTCATTCATATGTTTCAGAGTATTCATAATTAACTTATTGATTTCTTTTCTCTTTGCAGTATGAAAATTGTAAAATTCGTTACTTTTCATTATTTTGGTAGTCATTTCTCTGGCTCTTTTTCTTCTTAACTTATAATTCATAAGAATTGAATTTTCTTTTTTAATAGTTATAGGTTGTACATCTCTTTGTTCAATCATCTCTTTGAACTTGAAAAAGTCATTGTCACTCATTATGTTTACATTCTCCTAATTTAAGTTTCTTTAATATACAAAGTTTTATCATTAAGTACAAGCATTTATTTTCCAACATTCCAAAATAATGCCCCTTTACTTGCATTTTCTTTCATGAAAGACCAAGCCTTACTATCGTAAGTTAACGAACTTGGAAATGGTGGTCTTTCATCTTCTTTACATTCTTGTTGAAATTTATATCTTGACTTGTAAGTCTCAGCTCTTCCTTGTTCTCGTGGTGTTGTATTGTGTCCTATCCTAACACCATATACCTTTGC